AACCTCCTGAGGGATAGTGAAACCGGTGCTATCATTAATACAGATTCCTCAGGATATTCATCTTACATAATGAATAAAGGTATCAAAGATGAAGAGAGTATTAGGATACAGAATGTTGAGCAAGATCTTGCTAATATTCAAAATGAAATTAGTGAGTTAAAATTACTACTCAAGGAGGCACTCTATGGATCCCGACACAATTAAGTTAAGCAATCTAACTAAAAGCTTTGAATACACTAAGTTAGCATCTGAGATAGATAGTTGCGATGATAGGGATACTTTGAGAAATATCGCAAAGTCCTTTGTAAAACTTTATTATAAACAACAAGAGACTTTATCAGTAATAAACATAAATGGCTAATCAGAACGTAACCTTTGATGTAGCATCTGGATCTCCATATGCCGTAAATTTAAACATTTACGGTGGAGCAAATTTTAGTGATAAATTTACCATCATTAATCCAGATGGATCTGCTTTTAGGTTAGACACTGGATCAAGTGGAGATTGGGATGCTTCTGCTGCTATGTCTAAAAGTGTGGCAATTGGTGCAACTCTAGGTGTAACTCAAGCATTTACTGTTGGTATTACGAGTGCTCTGGATGGACAGTTAACTTTATCACTAACCACAACTCAAACTAGAAATTTAAAACCAGGAAGATATGTATATGATATTTTGGTAAGTTCTGGCAGCACAGTTTATAATATTGTAAACGGGAACGTTTTAGTCAACGCGGGTATTGCTACAAACCCATAAATAGGTAAAAAGTAGATAAATGCAACCATCAACTAGAGCGGAGTTAGTAGACTACTGCAAACGAAAGTTAGGTGCTCCAGTCCTTGAGATCAATGTTGCTGATGAGCAAATCGAGGACTTAGTTGATGATGCAATTCAATACTTTCACGAAAGACACTTTGATGGTGTTGGACAAGTATTTTTAAAATATCAAATAACTCAAGACGATATTGATAGAGGAAGAGCACCTGGTGGACAATCACCTACAAAGGGCATTGTTACAACTACTGCTTCATCAACAATTGATGGATCCTCAGTAACTTTTTCTTATGATGAGAATAGTAATTATTTACAGATCCCACCTTCTGTCATAGGAATTAATAAGATATATCAATTTGCTGGTGCTAATACTGTTACAAATAACATGTTTAGTGTTAAGTATCAGTTGTTCTTAAATGATGTTTATTTCTTTGGAAATACTGAGTTATTGTCATACGCTATGACAAAGACATATCTCGAAGATTTAGATTTCTTACTGAACACTCATAAGCAAATTAGATTTAATCAGAGAATGGATAGGTTATATCTAGACATTGATTGGGCTTCAGTTAGGGCAGGCGAATATATTATTATTGACTGTTTTAGAACGGTTGATCCCAATGATTTTTCAAGAGTCTATAATGATTCTTTCATTAAACCATATCTCACTGCATTGATCAAACGTCAATGGGGACAAAACTTGATGAAGTTTCAAGGAGTTAAACTTCCGGGAGGAGTTGAACTGAATGGTAGACAAATATATGAAGATGGACAGAATGATTTAGACAAAATCATGGAAAAGATGTCCAATACTTACGAACTTCCTCCTCTTGACTTTATCGGATAATGGCATTAAATCCCTTCTTCTTACAAGGTTCTCAAGGAGAGCAAAGTCTTGTTCAAGACTTGATCAACGAGCAGTTGAAGATTTATGGTGTTGAGGTATATTATTTACCTAGACAGTATGTAACTAAAAACAAAATAATTAGAGAAGTTATTACTTCTGAGTTTAATAACTCATATCCTATTGAAGCATATGTTGATACTTTTGATGGATATGGGGAAAATTCAGTTTTGTTATCTAAATTTGGAGTACAAGCAACAAATGAAATTAAGTTAATTATTTCTCAAGAAAGGTATAGTTCATATATCACACCTTTAATTAAAAACTTACCAAATATTGAACTTGCAACTCGTCCAAAAGAAGGTGATTTGATATGGTTCCCTCTTGGCGATAGACTGTTTGAAATAAAATTTGTTGAGCACGAAAAACCGTTTTATCAACTACAAAAAAATTATGTTTATGAATTAACTTGCGAATTGTTCCGCTATGAAAATGAACTTATCGATACTAATATTGAAGAGATAGACGATAATATTCAAGATCAAGGTTACAATATTACCTTGACGATGGTTGGTTCTGCTGTTACTAGTACCGCGATTGCTGGAATTGTGAATGGTGGTATTAGATTTTTAACTTTAACAGATAGAGGAGAAAAATATACCTTTGCACCTAGAGTTGCTATCTCTTCGGCACCTTCAGGTGGACTAACTGCAAGTGGAATTTCTACTATGATCAGCGGTTTAGCTGCTTGTGATGGAACTCAATTAGGAGACAAGATACAAGGTGTTCAAATAAGAAATTCTGGAAGAGGATACACTGTGGCTCCTGGTGTTGCCTTTGTTGGAGGTAAGGGTGTTGGAGCTGCTGCTACCACTATTATTGCAGATGGTGTTGTAGGAGTCGCTACAATCTCTAGTGGTGGTGGTGGTTATATTAATGCTCCTTCCGTCACATTCTCAACTCCTAAACATGTTGGGGCAGCTGCAACTGCTGTTCTTGCAACTCCAATGGTTGGCGGTGGTGTAAGTATTAGATCAGCACCCATAAGCATAGGTGCATCTGCTTTCTTATTCCCAGGAGGAACGACTGGTGGCGTGTTCTATAAGACTCAACCAACAGTTACCTTTGATAATCCCACAGGATCCGGCACTCAAGCAACTGCAACTGCATCAATTAACGAATTTGCACTATACGGAGGAAACGTTACAGAAATTTCGATTGGAAACTCTGGTAGATTCTATAATAGTGTTCCAACAGTATCAATAACTGCACCAACAACTGTTAGTGCAGCAGCCACTGTAGGACTTGTCGGTACTGCCGCAAGTGCATATGTTTCAGGATCAGCACTTGATAACACTAGTGTTGCAATTTCCACTGGTGGCAGAGCATATTCTTCTCAACCAACAGTCACAGTTGGACTTGGAACTGGAACTGTTAACCCTTCAACAACTGCTGTTGGTATTGCAACAATAAATTCCATCGGTGTTGTTACAGGACTGACTTTTGATCCAACAGAGGTTTGGGCAGTTGGACAGGGTGCAACGATCGGTGCTGGATATACTGTAACACCCACACTTTCTTTCAGTAGTCCATCTCCAGTTACTGCAACAGCCACTGCCACCATATCAATTGGAGGATCTGTCACTGCAATCTCAATTGGCAATAGTGGTTTTGGTTACAATGCAGCTCCTACAGTAACAATATCAGCACCGGCAGGAATTTCTTCAGAATTCCGAGCAACTGGTATTGCTACCATGAGATTTGATTCAGTCAAAACTGTTGGCACCATGTCAACAGAATCAAATCAAATCACCGGCATATCGACGGTTGGGATCATTGTTGGGGATAGAGTTCGTCTTACATTCCATCATGACGATCATATTGTTGCAAATAATTTTATTTCCTCCTCAACATACGTCTCCTCAATTGGTGTCAGCACTATCTTCTTATCAGAGAATTCTACAAGTGTAGGAATTGCCACAACATCGTTTGAGTTTGGTATTGATCAATGTGGTATTGTCACAGGAATTAATATCACATATGGTGGTGGTGGATATCTAACACCTCCTTCTGTAACAATAACAAATGAAGTTTCTGAGAAAAATTACGTTGACTTAATAGCAGGCGTTCACACTGCAAGAGGAATTTCTGCTATTACTTCTGGTATTGTTACAGAGATTAGATTAATTGATGGTGGTGCGAAGTATGTCCTTGCTCCCTCTATTACTTTAGGATCTCCAAATGGTATTGGAACAGGATCATATGAATATAATGAATTAGTGACTGGATCTGAAAGTGGAACAACTGCACATGTTAACTCTTGGGATGCAACAACAAATACTTTGGAACTTAAAATTATTTCTGGTTCATTCAATATAGGAGAGACATTAGTTGGATCTGCAAGCGGTGCTAGCAGAGCAGTCTTTACGATTAACACAGATGATGTTATTGATCCTTACACTGATAATGATAATATTGAAGTAGAAGCAGATGGAATCCTTGATTTTTCTGAGTCTAATCCCTTTGGCAATCCTTAATATAAATAAAGTTAATAGTTAGGACAAGTATGTTTGAATACTTTTACCATGAGATTCTGAGAAGAACGATTATTTCGTTTGGAAGTCTCTTTAATGGGATTGAAATCAAACACTTAGATTCCTCTGGGAATGTTGATGATGTAATAAAAGTACCATTAGCATACGGGCCTACTCAAAAGTTTCTTGCTAGACTTGAGCAATCTGCCGATCTCAATAAACCAACGGCAATCACATTGCCTAGAATGTCTTTTGAATTCACGGGACTTCAATATGATGGCACTAGAAAAGTAACTACAACTCAAACTTTTAAATCACAGAGTGTAGGGATTGCAACAGCAATCAGAAAAACCTACATGCCTGTTCCTTACAATATGTCATTTGAACTATCAATCTTCACTAAGTTGAATGATGATATGCTTCAAATTGTTGAACAGATTTTACCATATTTTCAACCAGCATACACTCTCTCAGTTAATCTGTTAGATACAATTGGTGAGAAGAGAGATATTCCGATTGTGATTGAGAATGTCACGATGCAGGATGATTATGAAGGTAATTACAGCACTAGACGCTCTCTACTCTATACAATAAGGTTTACTGCCAAGACATATCTGTTTGGCCCTGTTGGAGACACGACGAAGGCATCCAAAGATCTTATCAAAAAGGTTCGTGTTGGTTACGTTCAAGACGATTCATCTACTCCAACCAGAGATCTTACTTACACAGTTATTCCAAGAGCAACAAAGAGTTACACAGACAACGTTGTAACCAATCTTGCAGAAGATGTTGGAACAACCACCAATATTCTACAAGTAAATGATTCTTCTGGAATCTCAGAAAATACTTACATTACTATTGACAGCGAGTCTATCTATGTTGATAGAAAAGAAGGTAATACACTGTTTACAAAGAGAGGACAAGACAACACTATTACAGGATCTCACGTTCGCGGTGCAGCAGTCAATCTTATCACTGATGCTGATGATGCTCTCATTGAAATGGGCGACGACTTTGGATTTGACGGGAGTATCTCATGAGTTTTGATAGTCTGAATGAAGCGTTTGACGTATCGAGTGAGATCGTTTCTAGTGAACCTGAGCAGGTAAAACCTGTTCAGAGAGAGGTTGATGCAATTAAAACTGATACTAGAAAAGATTATGAGTATACAAGAGGCAATCTTTATTCTTTGATTGAAAAGGGACAAGAAGCAGTAAATGGAATTCTTGAACTTGCACAGGAAACAGAACAA